TCATGACACCTACAGATATCTCGGTGGCTCGTAACACGAAGTATGGCTCCAAGCTAAAACAACCCTTGTTGATTGGCAATCAGCTATTGTTTTTGCAACGTGCAGGGCGAAAAATCATAGAACTTGGCTTTTCATTCGAGGACGATTCCTATCGTGGCTTCGATGTGACGCGCCTCGCTCGTCATGTCACGTATGGTGGTATTGAGGAGATGGCTTATGCCCAAGAGCCCGATCCTATCGTTTGGGCCGTGAGGTCTGATGGCGTGTTGATAGGCTTGATCTACAACCGCGACGAGAAGATTATTGGTTGGTTCCGATGTATCCTTGGTGGGTCGTTTGGGTCTGGTGATTCTGTGGTCGAAAGCGTGGCTGTTATTCCAGGCACTAATGGAGCGGGCCAAGTCCAAGATTCAATTTCTCGTGATGAGGTATGGGTTGTCGTCAAGCGCACTATTGATGGTTCGACAGTGCGTTATGTCGAATTTCTAGAGCGGGCTTATGAGACTGGCCACGACCAAGATGATGCCTACTATGCCGATTCGATCATCACCTATGACGGCGACTCTGCCACCACGATCACTGGCCTCACGCATCTAGAGGGGGAGAGTGTCAAGATTTGGGCTGATGGTGCGGTCCAAGCCACCAAAACGGTTGCTAGTGGTCAGATCACCCTCGATGACGCAGCATCCACAGTGCAAATTGGGCTCTCTTATACACACCGGGGCAAGACCTTAAAGTTGGATTATGGGGCTGCTGCGGGAACGGCCGTGGGCAAGAAAAAGAGTATCCACGCCATTACCTTCGTCCTGTTAAATTCTCATACCTTATCTGCCGGGCCGGCGACTGACGACCTCACGGATTATGATTTTCGCGTCGTTTCGGACCCCATGGATGCTGGCGCGCCACTATTCACGGGTGAGAGCAGCGTCGATTTCGATGGAGATTGGGAGGACGATTCACGCATCGTGTTTGAATCGAGCGACCCTGCGCCCTTTATGCTCCTTGCCATTGCGCCAGAGATGAAGACGAATGAAATGGCATAAGCCGTGCGCTATGAAGTTCGGCTTGGTGCTTTCTATTTGGAGGATTTAGACGCAATAGATACGGTTGCTGGAGGGGCATTAGGAAACATTGATGTGTTGAGAGAGATGATTATGCCTGTGTTCGCGCGAACGGCGTTCCATGGGGATACCTTGTTGGGCGCGGCGGGCGTAGTTCCGGTATTCATGGGCTCAGGCGTGGCTTGGGCGGCTGTGGACAAGGGGATAGATCGGCGATTGATACGGGCCGTGATCGAGACAGCGCGTGAGGGTCTTCGCAAGATTGCTGAGGTCGGACCATTCCACCGTATCCAAGCTGATATCCGACACGACTTTGGGGCGGGCCGCAAGTTTGCCAAGGCGCTTGGCTTTGTTCATGAGGGGTTGATGGCCGCTTATACGCCAGAAGGGGTTGATTACGATAGGTATGCGTTGGTGGATCGTACCTTGGTCCCACTCAATGGAGAGATGGCAAATGTCAAGTGAGATGATGGCTATGTCTGGGAACATCGCCGAAACTGCAATTTCTGTGGCTGGCCACATTACATCGGGTATCGCGGCGGAACGCCAAAGCAAGGCGCAAGCACTATTTTTGAAACAAAAAGCAGATTATGGGTTAAAAGCTGCCGCAATTGAGGCTGAGGATTATTGGCGAAAAGGGAGTCGCGTCTCTGCCACACAACGGGCGCTACTTGGTGGGTCGGGTGTTGATGTAGAACGAGGGACGGCGCGCGGGGTGAGAGAGGATACTTACCGCGAAATCGCGCTCATGAAGGAGCGTCTTTTGCACAAAGGGAAAGTCCAGGCTATTGGGTTGGAACAACAAGCGGATTACCAGAAAACCCTGGGCTCAGCTAGGAAAAGGATGGCCTTTTTTAGTGCGGGCGCGGCGGCCTTTGGTGGGGCCAGCAAGTTTGGGGAACAGGCGAAGGAATACAAACTATGGGAGACCACCACGAAAGACCCCACACCCACTCGGCCTGGGTATGCAGATTAGCAGATAGAAAAGGAGAAGTTTTATGGCCAGGCTTCCTGGTGTTGAGCAAATAGCTCAAGTTCCTATTGAGCGCCCTGGGCTCGTCCAAGTGCCTGATTTAGCGGCTACGGCAGGGGCGGGCCTGCTAGATTTGGGTGAGGCCGCTGGGCAAATGGCCGAGGCAGCCTTGCGGATTGCCGACCGAGAAGCCGTTATCGACAGAGATGCTCGTGATACAGATTTTGCCCAACAGCTTGATGAGCATCTTAATAATCTTATAGCGACTGAAAACCTAGCCGATAAAAATGTTATAAAATCGGCACAAGCTTTTGGAGAACAAAAATTTCGGGCCGCGCTTGAAGGCCATCCCGGGGGCGTAACCAGTACCGCTTTGCTGGAGAACTCGTTACAACAACGGCTAAACATTTATCAATCGGCGCTGGCAACGCGTAATATTGAGGCCGGGAATACCCAATTAGACGCATCTGCTCGAAGGAAGATTAACGCGATAGTTGCGGGTGTGGGTGAGGACCGGCAGTCATCTTTGGAAGCTGCCTTCGCCGCACTCGATAAGACGATTGAGTGGCTCGCCCAGGGTGATGAGGGCCGTTTCAACGTCCACGCAGCCAATGCTTGGCGGGAGACAGGTCGAGAGGAAATCATCTCAGCCCGAGTTGAGTCCTTTTTATCTGTGGGAGACCCAAAAACGGCTCGTGCCATTATGGATAATCCCCAATGGAATGAAGACTTGACGCCAGCCACGCGTGGTCGTTTGAACAGAGCTATCGACACCATGGCCAGCGAAATAGGAAGTGGTGCATCCGAAGGGAGAAGGGCGCGTGAAACGGCGACGGCAGCTCTTGGCCCGAGTGCCACGGCCGAAGAGGTGGAACGCGTCACTCTAGCAATCCTTGGTGTCGATGCTGTAAGCCCCGTAAAACTTAGCATCTACACCGTAGACAGGGGAAACCAGACAACGATTTACGCGATTAACCCGGAAACGGGGGTAGTAGCGAGCAGAATTACAGTCGAGAAGCAAAATCCATTGAGATGGGAATCCGCCTCCGCGACAGACGACGATGGCAACCCAGTTACTTTAATTCTCGGGTTCGATCAATTAACTGGGGAAGAGAAGGCCCGACACGTAGTGGCAAGACCAGGGGTATTTGAGACTCACGTGGTAAATGACCAGGTAGTGGTCACCAACGAAAAGGGGGAGGAAGTTAATAAATTCCCTGTTGCACCAATTCCGCAAACTATTCAATTTATCAATGACCCTGGTATGTTGGCGGATGTGTACCCCAATGTTAACTGGGAAGACATGCCACAAGGCGTCACTGTCGAAAGGAACATCGCTACAGGAGAGACCGAGTTGATCTTCCCCAAATACCCAGAAGGAACTGTGAGGGATGAACAAATCAAATATTGGGTTGGCCGGGGCGTAACCCACGATAGGGCGGTGGCAATAGTCGATGGTTTGGAAAAAATGAGAGTTGATCCAAACGGGCGAGTTATACTGACTAACATAGTAAAGGGGACGGCTGTGGAAACGACCATCGCCCCCGATCCTGAGATGTTAATTCAGTACAAAAAAATGATTGATGCCCGAGATGTCCTGGTGAGTACAATGACGATTACACAAATGCTCGATAGGAACGACGTGGCTGGTCTTAGTGGGTTCTTCACCCGCCTTGGCATGAGAACGATTGGCCAGTTCGTTGATTTTGGCAAGGACAGCCAAAGAACCATTACGTACCAAGCGGCAATTAAGGCGTCGTCGCAAGACCTCATAAGGGCGTTGACGCTTAACAAACGATATCCCATAAAAGAGCAAGAACGTCTTATGAACCTATTGGGTCACCCGGACGCGTGGGAATCTAGAGAGTCGTACAAAGCCTCCTTGGAAGGCGTCGTCAGATTTGTTGCCCTACAACTTGCGCGAGCAAATGTAGATCGCTTCGACCAAAACTTGAGTCATGAAAATCGAAGTCAGGCATATGTAACTGCCATACACTTGAGTGACTACCTCCAGTTAGCGGGATATGATCAGAAAGGTAGGGAATTGCCATACAACATATTACCAGGGGAAGAGGCTGAAGAGATGAGCGATGATGAACTTAGAGAATTGCTAAAAGAAGGGAAAGGCCCAGGACATGAGGTATTCTCCCCCACTTATGCTGAAATGTCGGACGCTCAACTCCTGAGGGCCGCTGGGTTACTTGGGAAAACAGAGGGGGGTCTGTCTTCCGAGGAACTAACAAAAGCCAGTACAGCTTATGCTCAAAAGATGAGACTCAGCGGTCGTTAGGGAAAGTGGGAACAGAGAAGAGGAGCGATAGTGATGCCATCCCGCGCGCATTTATTACTCGAAAGTGAAAATAGGGGCCTTGCAATTGAGGCCCAGGATGATAAGGACTTGCTTGCCCAGTTGAAGGACCGTGGACTTCTAACAAAAGAACGAATGCAAACCCGAAGCGACCTTAGCACGGGTATGCGTCTTATGAACGTAGGCATGGCCGAATTGCTTGGCCTCCCTGTGGATGTGGTAAATAGTATGCTTGGTCTCGCTGGGCTTGGTACGGACAGGCCCTTTGGGGGAGCGGAATCGGTTCAAAGTGGGATGGCATCCTTGGGAATGACCCCAACGCCTGGCGCGGAGACGGAGGCCGAACTCCATGAGGCGGGCGTTTGGGGCCATGCTGCGCGTCTCGCTGGGTCATCGGCGATCCTGTTGCCATTGGCTCCTTTGGGCGCAGCGGTGACTGGCACCGGAGTGGCCTCTACCATCTTGCGTGGCATTGGAGAAACGGCGATCAGGGCTCCGGGAGCATTTGCAACCACCGAGATTGTCGCTGGTGGTGCGGCCGGTGGGGGGGGGGAAATCGCTGCAATTATACACCCCGATACCCCTGGGGCGCGGGCTCTTGGCGAAATCACAGCAGGATTTAGTGCCGGGGGTGCAACGAGTCTGGCCTTGCGGGCGGTAAAGGGCTTGATCCGATTCAGCGCGGTTGCGTCGGGCGTGCGGTTCATGACCCGTATGGTTGGTGGGTTCACGCCTGGACAAGGGAGGCGGCTTGCGAAAGAGCGGATGCGTAGCACGGTGGAGGATGAGAAGCAAGCCATCCGCGCCATCGATGATCCCGAACTAAGAGAATTGGGCTTCACGCCCGCACAGCGGGTTGGAACACCGGATATCTTGGCTCTGGAACGCTCAGTCATGGAAGCGACCATGGCGTTGAAAGGCCAGAGAGAAACCGCCCTCGCTGAGGTCAACTTAGCCATTAAAAATACATTGGACGAAGTCGCTGGCCCCGGCTATGCGGACCCTCAAGACGCCAAGGATTACTTGAGCGCTTTGCTCGATGCGAGATTGAAGCTCGCCGCTGCTCGCGCCGAAGAACGGCTTGCCGAGCTTGGGCCAACGGCAACACGCGAAGAGGTGAACATCCTGGCGCGGGAAGAGATAGACGCAGTTGATAGCGCCGCGAAACAACAGCAATCCGATCTTTGGGAAGCCGTGCCAAAGACGGATTTAATGGAGACATCCAGTGCCCGGGACACTCTTGAGGATATTTTGAAGGTCACGGCCAAAGCCCAGAGAGAAGACATACCGGCCGACGCGATGAACGTATTGATAAAATCCCGCACGAAGGATGGGATTGAATTCTACGACGTGTTACCGGCCTTTGAAGCGCAAGGGCTGCGGTCCAAGCTCTTGGAGATTGGGCGGCAAGCGCACGCAGCCGGCAACTTAAACAAGTCGCGGATTGCAAACCGTATCGCGACAGCCATAGGCGAGGATATGTTGAGTTCCCCTGCTATAAGCGAGCCATTTGATTTGGCGAGGGCGTTCAGCTTTCAATACCATAAGACATTTACCCAAGGCCCAGTTGGGAAGGCGCTTGGATACGCATGGGAAGGTGGCCCCGCAGTACCAGCGGGTCTCACATTGGAGACCACACTTGGGAGAACTGGGGCACGGGGGCGGGAGGCATACGATGCCCTTAATCGGGCCATAGCTGCTCCCTCAGATGATGTTTTAGATAGGTTGACCAAGGAATTGGACCGCACGCCATCGTTGAAAGGCCACGCTGAGAACTTCTTTGTAGACGAGTTCCGCCGGGCCGCGGTTCGCAATGGAGTGCTTGATCCCGATAAAGCTGCTACCTATTTGCGTCTTCGCCAGGATGTTTTGACGAGGCTCCCCGAGCTGCGAGCGAGGATGGAAACCGCGATGGAGACGGGGATGGATTTACGCGTCACCCAATCGATGTCGGAACCAAATACCGCCGCTGCGGCCATATACATTGGGGCCGAGCCAGGAGCGGAAATCCGCAAGGTCATCGCGCACGCGGACCCCGAAGCTCGAATGAAGGCTCTCTTTGAGTTGACCCTCCACGATGAAACAGGCCGGGCAGGACGTGGCCTCAAAGCCTCTATGATTGAATATCTCACGCAACAGGCTAAGAGCGTGGGGACGGATGTGACCGGTGCTCCTATATTTTCCGGAAACAATATTTTGAGACAGCTTGATGACCGGAAGATTGGAGCTGCCGTGTCTGGGGTATTTACCGAAGATGAGATTGGGCGGTTGCGAGAAATAGCTAGCCATCTACGTCGCTTGGAGCTTGCCGTTAGTGCCAAGGTGGCCAAAGGGGGTGTGACTGGGGGGTGGGCTGGTCAAGCTCGTCAAACCTTGGCAAAGGTTCTTGGGGCAGCCATTGGGCGACGTTTGCAAACAGGTACGATCCAGGCCCCTGGCGCTATGGCAGGGCTCTTCGCGAAGTTGGAAGCCTTGGGGGTTAGGCGGCCAGCCGAACGGCTCATCGCCGATGCGATCCAAGATGAGACATTGTTCAAGGCGGTATTTTTGGACGATCTGCCTGCCAGCGCGGCAGATCGGCAGCGTTTTGGTGCTTGGATGGCAGGAGTAGTGGCTGAGTTGACTGGAGAAGGTGGTCTTTCGGGAGAATGGTTAGACCCGAGTGAGGAAGAACTCCGTGTGGAAATAACTCCCCGCCCATTGGATGAACGGACCGGAGGGCAGCAAGTTCCTGACGCATCTAAAGAACAATATGAAGCGTTGTTCCAGCCTCAACCGGAAGACCAACCTCCTCAACCGGAAGATATAGTGCCTCCATCACAATAGGACATTGATATGACTCTCGCATCTGCGACCACGAAAGTCAGCTACGCTGGCAATGGGTCAACGGCTTCGTTCAGCGTTACGTTTGTCTATTGGGATGATACGGACATCGAGGTCATCCTTCGGAGTAGCGCTGGAGTTGAAACGACCTGGGTGCTGAATACGCAATACACCTTGTCAGGTGGGGCCGGCTCGACCGGCACTCTCACAGTTGATACATCCCCAACGGATTACACTCCTGCTTCGGGCGAGACCTTGGTCATCAGGAGCAAGCGTGCCGACACCCAAGGTACGGCGCTTCCGCTAGGTGGAGCGTTCCCATCGACAAACGTTGAGCAGGCAATCGACCAGATCGTGCGGATGGTTCAACAAAAGGAGGAGTTTCTTGGCCGGACTCTCTCCGTTCCCAAAACCGACACGGCGACAGACTTGGAATTGCCCATCGACAGTGAGCGGGCATCGAAGTTCGCGGCTTTCGATGCCTCGGGTAACATCATCGCATCCACTGGGCCTACGGGAGACAGCACGATTCCAGTGACGAGCTATATCGAGACCTTGTTGGACGATTCCAATTCTGGTGCCGCCCTTACGACTCTCTTGGCCGCAGGTACGGCCATCGTCAATACCTTCTCTGCAACACAGAGATGGGCCAAGGGTGGAGACCTTTCAAGCGCCTCGCCGTTGGTGCTGGACACGGACGGCAACTACTTTGATGTGACTGGGACGACTGGCTTTTCGGCTATTACGGTTGCGGCTGGGACGTTCTTTATGCTCCAGTTCGACGGCGCGCTGACGCTCACCCACGGCGCATCCCTCGACCTGCCGGGCGGGGCCAACATCACCACAGCCGCCGGCGACCGCCTCATCGGCTTTGCCGAGGCGGCGAACACGGTCCAGGTGTTGGCGTATTCCCGGGCAGCTGCTGCGCCGCTGGCCTATGCTTCTGCCGCCGAAATGACGACAGGAACAGCGACCGACAAGGCCGCAGCCCCGGATACCATCAAGAATCATCTTCTCGTGCCAGCTTCGGTGTTCAGCTTCACGGGGGTTGCCTCGCCTGTCGTCACGGACGTCGGTGGCGTGCTCGGGGCACCCGCGGTGGCCCAGACATCGACCGGCGTATACACGGTCACGTTTGCGGCGAATATGGCCGCGACGACATATGCCGTTCTGGCGACGGTTGAAGACACCACGCCCCGCCAGATCAGTGTCTCCAGCAAGGCCGCCGGCTCGGTAGTGATTCGCTCAGCCAACGCGAGCGACGTTGTTATCGACGGCGACAGTTACAGCGTCGCGATCTTTGGCGCGGTGGCCTAGCCATGCGCGCCCCCCTCCTCGCGGTTCTCCTCGCGGCGGCACTATGCTGGCCGGCACCGGCATCGACACCGGCCGCGTACATCTCACCATTTGGGGCGACCAGTGACATCACGACCCATCACTATTGAAGGTGACATGAGATGGCTCTAATCTTGCGGTTGAAGATATTTATCACATGTGTCTTGCTGTTGGCTTCCTTGGCAGCACCTGCATTGCCTGCGACCGAGCCGCCACCGGGCATCCAGCAAATGCATGAAGAGATGCTGTTCAATGTGGCCTTGATTCGCACAGGTCAAGGGAGTGGGTCTGGCACAGTGATCTATTCGGCCGAGCAAGATGGGGTATGGGCAACGTATATTTTGACTAACTACCATGTCATATCCAACGCCATCCGGCGGCAGACTATCTGCTGCGACGAGGACGGCGAGAAATATGACGTTGAAAGACGGGGCCTCGTTGACGTGCTCTTTTTTGAATACAACGATCTGTCCCGACCTATTGGCAACCGGGGCAAGCGGGCCTCAATAGAGGCGTTCGATCAACTCGCTGACCTGGCGTTGCTCCGCTTGAGTGATCGTGAGAGTGGAGTGGCGTCCGTGGCTCGAATGCATGACCCAGCCGAGCCACTGTATATGTTTGAGCGGGTCTGGGCGGTGGGAGCGGGCCTTGGTGAGCCACCATTCGCAACTACAGGCCTCCTGTCACGGGTTTCGCGTGAGATTGATGGGTATGGCTATATAGCCAGTAGTTCGCCTATTATCTATGGCTCGTCCGGGGGGGCTTTGTTCAGATATCGATCTGCTGATCCGGGCCATTACGAGCTGATTGGCGTGACCTCTAAGGCGCGGGCGGCAGGATGGCAGCTTGTGGAGCACATAAATTTCAGTATCCCGATGGTGATGGTATATGAATTTCTCCGCTTGAATTGCCACGCTTTTGTCATCGGCGACGCGCTTGAGAGCCCGGCATGTCAGTCGGAAGATGAAAAATGAAATACCTACCCACCCTTGGCGGGGCCGTGGCAATGGCGACGGTCATCGCGGGTGGGTTGGTTTGGGCTGTGGATACCAGATATGACGCGCGCCGCGCACTCGAAAACATTGAGCAGCACGATCAACTTTCAGGGCATACAAACACTGTCGTTGGTCTTGCTGAGATCGGCCGGTCCATAGAGGCGCTTAGTGAAAGTTTGGGCCAATTGAGAGAGGTCCAAGTTCGGATCGAAGCCAGAGTATACGACCTCCAGGTGCTCATGGCTCCTGATCCTCGGAGCGAGTTGGTTGCACCCTTTTGAAGGAGACTACAATGATGTACTGGATACAAGATCGCTTGAAAGAGCGGAGCACATGGCTTGGGATCGTGAGCTTTCTGACAGCCGCTGGTGTGACGTTTGGCCCCGACCAAGCGGAGGTGATCGTCTCCGCTGGTCTGGCAGTCGCGGGGGTGGTGGCCGCGTTCACAAGAGATTGATCTTATGATACGCCGGGAACATCGACGCTTCACTGGCGCGCCAAAACGGGATACGGAATGGAACACCGACTTGAGTGATGGTTGCACTCTTGTACCAGATCGGAAAGATATGGTGCATTGCTGTGTCGAACACGACAGGCGTTATTGGCTGCGTGAAGGATCGCGGTCAGATGCCGACGCGGCTTATCGCACATGTATCATCGAGGCGGGCAGGCCTGTACTCGCTCGGGTCCATTGGTTGGGCGTGAGGATATTTGGATGGCTGTTTTGGAATACGTGAGCAAAATATCTGGATTCCCACGTTCAAGCCGTGTCTTGGCCCTGCTCCTTTTGGTCGCGGGTTGCTCCTTCAATCCCCGCGACAACGTTCAAACCCGCGCTGGGATCACAGATGTGCAGATACAATTCTGCTCAGTTGGCCCAGTCGAGGCACCGACAGCATACGCGCCATGTTTGATAAGCTACATGGACGGCAAGGAGCGCACAGACGTGAAGCTCTCGGCCGATCTTGGGAAGGGGCTGATCGAATATAAAGCTGGTGGCTCGCTCGCCTTTGATGGCCAAGCGTTGCGCGCTGCGGTCGAGAAGGCGATGCTCGCCGCCCAGGTCGATGTGACTGGGGAAGTGGTCGATGCCATCACGACGGCAGTGATCAAGAGTATCAAACCACTTTAGTCTGAATCATCCTCGCTGTTCCGCCGTCATGCCTACATCCTGGCGATAAGTTTCTTCAAGCGCGTGCCAGCGCTCCGCAGCAATCGTGTCAGTATCAAGCTCGCTCCGACTGTTGACGTGGCAGATTTTTCGCACAATATTGGCCACATCGCACTCAC